GAACAAGATATGGCACCATTTGGGTTTATCAATGATGGTCTAGATGAAAATTCTTTTGTGGATAATGATGGAGATAGATGGACTGTGGCAGAGTATGGCGATATGTCATATATGTGGGACTATAGGTGATGGATTTTAATGAACAGATTAAACTTGGTCACCTTCTACTTGATGTAAGAAAATGTAGATCTTGTGGGAAGAGTAAAAACCTTATAGAAAGTTTTTATAGAACAAGAAAAGACAGAGGTCCAGTTGCTTCATCATATTCTTATGAATGCAAAGAATGCACTATAAGAAGAGTATTAGAGACAAGAAAAAACATAAACCCCTTTGTGGACTGGCAATACCCTGATTGGTAGGTGTTCACTTCCTGTTTCCCCACTCAAAATGACCTTTTTAATAAATATTTTTAGTTAAACTGAGACATTTTAGGAGAAAAACATGGCGACTCCTCAATTATCTCCAGGCGTAATTGTCAGGGAGGTTGATTTAACAGTTGGAAGAGCTGATAATGTTTTAGATAACATTGGTGCTATCGCAGGCCCTTTTGAAAGAGGTCCAGTAGATGAACCAATAGATATCACCACACAGGGTGAGTTGCTGAATATTGTAGGTCAACCACTGTCCACAGACAGACAGTATGAGTACTGGATGACTGCTTCTGAGTTCCTTACCTATGGAGGAGTCCTCAAGGTTGTAAGAACAGATGGCAGCAACCTCAACAACTCTAATGCTGGTGTTGGAATTGCTTCAACAACTTCTTTGAAGATCAAGAGCTATGATGACTATGAGCTCAACCATTCTTCAAGAACAGATTTTAACTTTGCTTCAAGAAACCCAGGTAAGTGGGCAGATGGTGTAAAGGTTTGCTTCATTGACAATGCTGCTGACCAGACCATTGGAATCAGCACAACTAGCCTTGCTGATTCAAATATCCTGACTGGTTATGGTGTTACAGCAACTCTTTCCAGTACAGTAATTCCTGGAGCAGGTACAACATCAACATTTGATGGATATCTGAAAGGAATCATCACTGGCGTTTCCACTGATTCAGTGAATGGAAATAGCACCATTGATGTTAGAATTGTTTCAAGAGTTTCAAGTGCTGGAACTGAAACAAATATTGATTACCAACAGAGTGATGCTTCAAGATCTATTGAAGTTTCTGACACCATTCAGGTTTACAACAACTCTGGTATTCAAACTGGCAAGAGCAACACTCCAGAAAACTTCACTGCTGTTACTGCAACTGATTGGTATGACAATCAAACTCTTGGTCTTACCAACTCAACACTATACTGGAAGTCTGTTGCACCAAAACCACTGACAACAAATTACACTTCATCAAGAAGTGGCAGAAATGATGCTCTGCACGTAGTTGTTGTTGATGACAATGGCACAGTAAGTGGCATTCAGGGTAACATCCTTGAGAGACACACTTTCCTCTCCAAAGCAGGAGATGGCGAGGCAGATGGTGATGCACCTACCAAGTCCTGGTACAAGGACTACATTGCCAACAATTCACAATATATCTTTGCTGGAAGAAATCTTTCCAGTGGAAATGATTCTTATCACAATACAGTTCCTACTGCTTCTGGTTTCTCCTCTGGATTTACCAAAGTTACTAATGGTGGTGGTCTCTGGGGTCAAGATGCTCAGGGAGTTCAGTTTGCTGTGATTGGCAATACCACTTATTCACTGATTGGTGGTCAAGATTACCAAGCAAATGGAGGAATGACTGCAGATCTTGGTGATCTCACAACTTCATACAACCTCTTCTCCAATAAGGATGAGATTTCTGTTGACTATCTGATCATGGGTCCTGGTCTTGGATCTGTTGTTGAGTCACAAGCAAAAGCAAATCTTTTGATCTCTATTGCTGATCAAAGAAAAGATTGTATTGCTACCATCTCACCAGATAGAACCAATATTGTTGGTCAAACCAACACAACTACACAGACAAATGCTCTGTTAGAGTTCTACTCACCAGTTACTTCATCTTCTTATGCAGTGTTTGATAGTGGTTATAAGTATGTCTATGACAGATTCAACAACACCTTTAGATACATTCCTCTGAATGGTGATATTGCTGGATTGATGGTCAGAACATCAATTGATGCATTCCCTTGGTTCTCACCTGCTGGTCAACAAAGAGGTTCAATCAACAATGCTGTTAAGTTGGCATACAACCCAACAAAGGCACAAAGAGATGTTCTCTATGGTGCAAGAATCAACTCTGTAATCAATCAGGCAGGACAAGGTATTGTACTGTTTGGTGATAAGACTGGTCTTGGTTACTCTTCTGCCTTTGACAGAATCAATGTTAGAAGATTGTTCTTGACTGTTGAGCAGGCACTTGAGTCTGCAGCAAATGATCAACTCTTTGAACTGAATGATGATGAGACTAGATCAAACTTCATCAACATTGTTGAACCATATCTCAGAGATGTTCAATCCCAGAGAGGTATTGAAGAGTTTGTAGTTATCTGTGATGCAACCAATAACACACCTGAAGTTATTGACAACAATGAGTTTAGAGCAGACATTTTCATCCAACCAACCAGATCTATCAACTATGTCACACTGACATTTGTTGCTACCAGAACTGGAATCAGTTTTGATGAAGTTGTTGGTTCAGTTTGATATTAGTTAGTCAACTTATAAGAGGAAACAACAATGGCAGACACAAAAACACTCTCTCAGTTTAAAAGCAGATTGGCGGGCGGTGGAGCCCGCTCCAATCTGTTTGAGGTTGCAATTCCCTCCTTCCCAAGTGCTGTAGGCGATAGAGTCTGGAGAACTGGAGCAGGTAGAGAGGCAAGCACCTTCAATTTCTTGTGCAAGACAGCACAACTTCCTGCATCAACAATCACTGATATTCCTGTTCCTTTTAGAGGCAGAATTCTTAAAGTTGCTGGTGACAGAACCTTTGATACCTGGACAGTTACAGTTATCAATGATGAGGACTTCCAACTCAGAACTGCTTTTGAGATTTGGATGAACACTATGAGCAAACTCAATGATGCTACTGGTGTCACCAATCCTTCTTCATACATGACTGATGCATATGTAACTCAACTTGGAAGAGGAAGAGTTGCTAATTCAACCAGAAACACTGGTGGACAATCTTCAGAACTCAGAACTTATAAGTTCTATGACATCTTCCCAACAGAAGTAAGTGCTATTGATCTGAGTTATGAAAACACTGATGCCATTGAAGAATTTACTGTAACCTTCCAGGTTCAGTACTTTACCATTGGTAATTCAACTCAAGCAAATAGAGCTGCCACAGGTCAGACTCTGATTCAGTGATAAATAACTAGAACAGAAGTTTCTAGTTTCAATAATAATGGCGAGATTATTTGGTTTCTCTATTGAAGATAATGAAAAGAATCCCCCAGGGCTAGTATCTCCGGTCCCTCCTAATAATCAGGATGGATCGGAGCACTATGTTAGCTCTGGGTTTTATGGTTCATATGTAGATATTGAAGGCATCTACAAAAATGAAAATGATCTTATTAGAAGATATCGTTCTATGGCTCTCTATCCAGAGTGCGATAGTGCCATTGAAGATATTGTTAATGAAGCTATTGTTTCAGACACAAATGATAGTCCAATCAGCATTGAGTTATCTAATCTGAAAGCAAGTGATGGAATCAAGAAAAAGATAAGAGAAGAATTTAAGTTTATTCTTGAACTTTTAGACTTTGATAAGAAGTCTCATGAAATTTTTAGAAACTGGTATATTGATGGAAGACTTTATTATAATAAAGTTATTGATCAGAAAAATCCTCAAAATGGAATTCAAGAGTTAAGATATATTGATGCATCTAAGATGCGTTATGTTCGTGAAGTCAAGAAGCAAGGTAAAGACAGCATTGCATCTTTAAGATCTACTGTAAATTCTGAAAATCCCTCCACATACAATTTTCCAGAGATTGAAGAATATTTCATCTATAATCCAGGTGGTATTCAGACTGGAACCACTAATGGATATGGTTCTGGTAGTATGTCATCATCAAAAGGAATCAGAATGACTCGTGATTCTGTTACCTATTGTACTTCTGGGTTAGTAGACAGAAATAAAGGAGTTACACTTTCTTGGTTGCATAAAGCAATCAAACCACTCAATCAGTTGATGATGATTGAGGATTCTCTTGTTATCTATAGACTTTCAAGAGCACCAGAAAGAAGAATCTTCTACATTGATGTTGGTAATCTGCCAAAGATCAAAGCAGAACAATATCTGCGTGATGTAATGATGCGTTATAGAAATAAGTTAGTCTATGATGCAAATACTGGTGAAGTCAGAGATGATAAGAAGTTTATGTCAATGATGGAAGATTTCTGGCTTCCTAGAAGAGAAGGTGGTAGAGGAACTGAAATCACAACTCTTCCTGGTGGTCAGAATCTTGGTGAAATCACTGACATTAACTATTTCCAGAAGAAACTCTATAGAGCATTGAATGTTCCTGAATCCAGACTTCAACAGGATGGTGGATTTTCAATGGGTCGTTCTTCTGAGATCCTCAGAGATGAAATCAAGTTCTCCAAGTTTGTTGGAAGAATGAGAAAGAGATTCTCTGATATGTTCAATGATATGTTGAGAACTCAACTTCTTCTGAAGAACATTATTACTCCAGAAGATTGGGAAATTATGGAAGATCATATTCAATATGATTTCCTCTATGATAATCACTTTGCAGAACTCAAAGATGCAGAATTAACAACTGAAAGAATCAATCTTGCCACACTGGTTGAACCATATGTTGGTAAGTATTATTCCAATGATTATGTTAGAAGAAATATTCTTAGACAAACTGATGCTGATATTCTTGAGCAAGATGCTTTAATTGAGGCAGAAATTGAGTCGGGACAAATACCTGATCCCAGCACAATGCCAGTTGATCCAGCTACTGGTCAACCAGTTCCACCAGAACCTGGTGCTCCACCAAATGCAATTGATGGGGGAATGGGCGCAGTTCCAACAACTCCTGAGATTACACCACCCAAGGGCGGAGAGTTCTAAATAGCATCGAAGTCAATTTATAGACCATGGACGAATTAATGGATTTATTGGTGAAAGATGAGTCACCTTCACAGATCAGTGATAAGATCAAAGATATTCTTTTTGCAAAGTCAGCAGAAAAAATTCAAACAATAAGACCACAAGTTGCTGCTTCT